AAATATATTTACATACCGAGAAGAGTGCCCACGAAAGTCGGATACTCTCTCGGTTACTACATCGATTACATCGTGTAGAGTATGAACATGAAAAGAATAAAAAGAATCAAAATACAGATTATGAACTATTTAACAGTGAAATGAACAAAAGGTGAAAAATGACTACTGAACGATATTATGACTATATGAAAAAAAGAATTATGGAAGAGAGAAGAGTAAGGGATGGCGAGGGTCAACCCACGCTCAGAAGTCTTCAAAGTAAAATATCCCGTCTCGAACGACGCATAGAATTCCTAGAAGAAAAGGACTTCGAAAGATACACAGAGAATAATTAGATTTTACGTCTTTTGAATGAAGTGATACCCTTTTTCTTCATCTCTGCTTTCTTCCAATTATTGTAGATTGCAGATGTTGGTTCTTTGTTTATCCAAGGTTTAAATCCTGCCATCGCTTTATTCGCTTGAGCTGTTAGGTCTTCTATTGTTGTTGTACTTGCATTCTCTATCTCAACAAACTGTTTACCAAACATTCTCTTGAAAGCATCACGATTTGCCTGAACTCTTTTCCAAGTCTGAGTGACCAACTTTGGCCCAAGGGTTCTCGTTCTATTCTTATCTCTTTCAATAGAAGTCTCAAGTGGGGTGTTGACAAAAATCATACCAACCTCATAACCCATGTCCATCATTGCTTGACACTCTTCTTTCACATCGTCAAGGTCTTTACCTGTACCGTCAACTATGAGACCTAATCTACCCTTCAACCATTGTTCCTTTTGTTTATCAGTAAGTATCTTTGCATCTCCACGGATTGCTTGACCCTGTGCTGACGCAATATCATCGGGTGTCAATGTAAGTCCTGCCTTTGCGAGCATTCTTGTATAATGGGGGTCACTATTTGATACCTTCATTCCATACGATTTCAAACCTGTCAGTGCGATAACGAAACTTTTACCTGCCCCTGCGCCACCTGCCATCATGATTGCCTTGAAAGAAGCGGTGTCTTCTAAACCTTCTGATATAAAACTTTTGAAATCTAACATTACCCTACCTTATATATTTTATTTTTCTTTATGTTATCTATATTATGAAAAAGTCTCTCATAGTGTCCAACATCTTTACTTCTATTTGTCATATTGTTTGTCACCACATTACACATTATTTCACAACCTTCTAATGGAACAGTCACATTCAATAAGTTTCTATCAGAACCTCTATACACGTCAATCAAATCAAAATCTTCTACACAGTATGGTGCGAACACAGACTTGATATCTTTCAGATTATGTTTTCCGTTCGTGAGTGATTCTGTTCCCAATAGTACAACGGCATCAAAGGGTTCGCCATCGTGTTTCAATCTTACTTTCTTTTCACCCAACATATAGAAAGAATCTACTTCAGTGATATCAACATCAAACTCTTCGTATAACCCACCATATCTATTTTCTTTTAGTTTTGGTGTTGTGACTGTAATCTTACCTACTGCATTATTGTATTTATGTATCACAGGTAATAAATGGTCACCTTCACTATGTGTCGGATTACTTGATGTTACAACAAGAATATTCTTGTAGTCGCCTGTGAGTAACATCGCATCTACAAGAGAGGCGTCCGTAATCATGTCAACGAGTTTACGGTTTGAACAATCTGTGTGTCGTTTACATAATTCTATTATTTCTTGTTTGCGTGATAGGTTTGTAATAACGGATTTGAATTTTCCATCAACATATCCCATAGGTTGTGTTCTATACAGTAACATGTAATTATCCTTGATATATCTTTTGTATGTGGTCTTCGAACTGTTCTACCTTCTCAAGTCTATTCTGCCACAGGATGTAATCTTTCTCTGGGTTCTTCTTGAGGTTATTGAGTAGAGGTGTTATTGCGTTATATAGTTTATCTAGTCTGTCTTGTGTCTCGGATACTGATGTAGATACAGTCTCAACCTTTGCAGTCGCCTGTTGTACTGCCTCTAGTTCCTGTTCATCTACTATCGTAAAACCGAAATCGAATAAATCGTCTGCCATTTGTAAATCTCCTAGTTCTATTTATATAAAAAATAATTACAAAAAAGTGAAAAAAAATGAATTATTCGCTTGACAAAAGATGTTTAGTGTGGTACTGTAAGACATAATAAGAAATATATAGAAAGGAAAATTATTATGAACAATTTAAATACTATAACAAAAACTAACCTTGACAGACTGATAGGTTTGCTTGACCCTGATAGTGGTATATCAGTAACACGAAATGTGTATCCTGATATGATAAACCCTAAAGGTCATGTTACTCACAAGTATATAGTTGACACTATAAATCGTGATGCTAAACTAAGTAAACTCAACACTAAAGATAAAACATATCTTAGAAGGTTGGTACAGTCAGTCTACGGTTGTGTTGCTTACGTAACCTGTAATTAGAAAGGAAATATTATGAAAAAAATAGATTATGAATTTAAAGGTTTTGCTTCTGGTGTCGATGGTGGAATAGTAGATGCTACCATTGAGTTTACTGCGACAATAGTAAACGGAAATCCAGTTGTTGATGCTGAGTCCATTATGGTTTGGGCAGAAGGTATATCTGATTGTTCTGAAACAGTTACTGAAATGCAGAGTCCACAAGATATGATGGTACAATGTAATGATTACTTAGTATTTTTAGGTAATGAAGAAATATATTCATACGCATAGAAAATAAAATATATTATTCACTTGACAAAAGATGTTTAGTATGGTACTGTAAGATATAATAAGAAAGGAAATATTATGAATAATTTATGTGAAAGATGTGATGGAAGTGGAACCGAGTGGTTCAACGGAGTAGAGTCAGAAGATGACTGTATGACCTGTGATGGAACAGGCACTCAAGAAGGATGTGACGATTTATTCGGTTCATTCAGTAAAGTAGATTTTAGAAAATAAAATATATTATTCGCTTGACAAAAGATGTTGTCTCTGGTACTGTAATAATATAAGAAAGGAACTTATTATGAAACTAGTATATGAAACGCAAATCGTAATAGAGAATAAATGTAAAGGTGGCAACATCTTTGTGTTCGATGTCTCTATTGAAGAGGCGCAGTCTCAAGACTACTCTCGTTTCTATAACGAGATGAACTTGCCAGACGGTAAAGAGTATTGGGAATGTATCCGTTCCGAGTACCTCGTGGACGAATGCGATTGGGCAGAATGGTTGGATGATTGTCCAACATACCTACAGAAAGGAATAATTTATGGGTAATGGACTAAAATTAAAATATCGAAAATATCTAGGTGAGTTTCATCAAAGACAAAACCGTGGTGCAAAATATACACGCGATACTGAGAAAAGAAAAACTTATCGTGCCGAATGGGCATACGCCAAAAACATGGGTGGTAAAGATACGTTCGCGTCTATTGAAGAAGCAGAGAAGTTTGCCAAAAGAATATACAAGTCTAAGACTTGGAATAAACTTTGGGAAGAAAACTTTAGGTGTTGGCAAACTGCAGATGTAGGAAGTAGAAAACCTATGATAGTTGCGGCACAAAGAGATTCAAAAAGACTTGGCGGATATACAGATGGTCAGAGAGTTACTCTTTATAAGAGTGGTCTTGACAAGTATACTCTACTTCACGAACTTGCGCATTGTCTTGGTCATATGCATCATGGTCGGTCATTCCGTAAAACAGTCCTTGCTTTGGTAGGAACCTTTCTAGGTGCAGACCATAAGAAAGAACTGAAGAGATGTTTCAAAGAACAAGGTCTCAAGTATGGAGACGCAAGGAAACCACAAACATTTGAACAATGGCAGAAGTCTTATACACACATGATGTTGTTGAGACATAGACAAAGGCAAGCGAAATGAGTAGAGAACTGTATATGAGAAGAATCAAGAATGCCTATGAAGCATCGTATCGATGTGAAGGGGGTTCTTGGGGTCGCGGATATTGGAACAGTGTAGTTGAACAACTTCACAGGAACTATTGGCGAGGAATAGAAAAATCTAAAAATGACTTACACAGGTAGAGGAGAAGTTATGAATATATTTCACGTGGATACAGACCCAGAGATTTGTGCCAAACAGATGTGCGACAAACATGTGTTGAAGATGGTAATTGAGACTGCTCAGTTACTATCAACCACGCATCGTGTTGTAGATGGATATATGTACGAGGATAAGACAAAAAATAATCGTAATATCAAACGATGGCATTATCCTGAAAAAGAAATGGAAACAAAACTTTACAAATCATGTCACGTCAATCATCCCTCTACTATTTGGACAAGAGAAAGTTCATCAAACTATGCATGGTTGTATACACACTTCGTTGCGTTGTGTGATGAATACACTCATAGGTATGGTAAGGTACATGCGACTGACACTAAGTTGCGTAATATATTATCTCAAACACCTCAAAAACTTTTACAGGGTGAGGTGACTGAGTTGACTGAGTTCAAACAATGTATGCCTGATTATTGTAAACGTAAAGACCCTGTAGAGGCATATCGCGTTTACTACATGAATGAAAAGAGAAGTTTCGCTAGATGGACGAAAAGAAATATTCCATCTTGGTATATTAGTGCTTGACTTATTGTGTAAAGTATGATATAGTGTAATATGTAACAACTAATAAAGAAAGGTTTATAATGAATTATAGTTGGGAAAAAAGAAGACGCCGTGAAAACAAGAAAGTAGTTGAGGATATGTTCTCTGGGAACTATGACAAAGACTACAAGAAAGGCATTTCATGGGGAAATGATAATAAATATGCAGACTCACTCGTAGGTGATATCTGTCGTAATACAAGAGCATACGAAAATGACTGGAATTAATATGACATACGAAGAAATAGTAAACACACTCCGAGAGGGTGTAGTAAAGTTATCCTTTACGAAAGTGAAGGATGGTGGCGTTCGTGATATGACCGCAACCTTGAAATCGGATTTGATACCCGAAGACAAGATGCCTAAAACAGACGCGAACGAGAAACTTCAGAAGACCCAAACTGCGGTACGAGTATTTGATACTGACCTAAGTGAATGGAGAAGTTTCCGCGTTGATAGTTTACTAACCTTCAATCGCGCCACCGCATAATATGGCAAAGAAGAAACGTAAACTCACTGAGGAACAACGTCTTGCCGCGAGTGAACGTCTTGCGAAAGCACGACTCGCTCGTGGACATGATGGTAGTGCATCGGTTCATGAGGATATACGAGACTTACCCGAAGACCATGCCTTGCATTGGAAGAAAGTGAAACAGTGGATAAAGACCTGTGAACTTGATATCAAAACAAAGGACATGCGTCTGAAGAGAGACTCAAAGAATTGGAAAGAACGTAACGACTATACGAAACTCCAAGTCTATATTGCTAACATGAAGACCTATCTCAAAACTGGAGTGTGGTTAGATATGTTCTATGGTGATGAGATGCAGCACAAGACAAGATGGACTGTACTCAAAAAAGGTTACTATGATAATGGTGAAGTGAAACGTGTCACGGGTCTTTGGTATGATGATATCGGAGTATGGGACAAAACAAAGAAAGAAGAATATGAAAGTTGATTTTATACAGGGTGGAGCAGATAGTCCTACCGAAGAAAAACAAGAAAGTAATTTCCTAAGTAAGAAGAGGTTCAGTAAGATGGTAGAAGATACCGTAAGAAAAATGTCTATGTCTTATATGGATGCCGTGGTATATCTCTGTGATGAGAATACAATTGAGATTGATGATGTGAAGAAATATCTATCAGTTTCTATCAAAGAGAGAATAGAAGGGGAAGCAATGAACCTAAACTATCTTGAGAAGTCTCACCCATTACCCACAACATAGGAGATAAAAATGTTATAAATACACTTGACTTTACAGTCACAATATGATATAATACAAACAATACAAAACACACAAAACATACAAGGAAAAATATATATGTCTTTTGCTAATCTAAAATCTAATCGTACTGATGTTTCTAAACTCGCTAACGCTGCCGCAGAAATGTCAACCACAAAAAAATCCACAAATAAATATGAAGACTTACGGTTCTGGAAACCGACTGTCGATGAGTCTGGCAATGGTTATGCTGTTGTAAGATTTCTTCCTGCAGGGGAAGGTCAAGAATTACCTTGGGTAAGATACTTTGACCATTTCTTCAAAGGTGCTACAGGTCAATGGTATGTAGAGAAATCTCTTACCACACTGGGTGGACAAGCAGACCCTGTGAGTGAATACAACTCACGTCTTTGGAACTCTGGTATCGAAGAGGACAAAGAAACTGCTCGTAAACAAAAGAGACGACTACATTATGTAACCAACATTATGGTACTAAGTGACCCATCTAATCCTTCTAACAATGGTAAAGTATTCCTTTACGACTTTGGTAAGAAAATCTTTGATAAGATTATGGATAAGATGCAACCTGAGTATCCTGATGAAACTCCTGTCAACCCATTTGACTTTTGGAGTGGTGCTGATTTCCAACTCAAGATACGTAACGTTGCGGGATATCGTAACTACGACAAGTCTGAGTTCAAGTCTCCGACACCTCTATTAGAAGGTGAAGAAACTAAACTAGAAGCAACCTATAATACTATGCATGACATGAGTGAGTTTACTGACCCATCATCATACAAGTCTTATGATGACTTGAAGGCACGACTTGAAGTTGTGTTAGGTCAGGCGACTGGTTCTGGTTCTACTATGAAGAATGAATCATTACAACAAACTGCTGAGACTGTTGGGTCTAGGTCAGTTGAACCTCAAGTGATTCCATCTGCACCTCAACCACAGGTCGCGATGGCATCGTCTGGTGATGATGATACATTATCCTACTTCGCGAAACTCGCGGCAGAGGATTAGGACTAAGGGGAGACTTTCGGGTCTCCCTTTTTTT